TCAAAATCCCAATCCATCAACGCACCTGACTTTTCGTCTATGATATATTCGTTGACATCATTTCTAAATGCTGCTACAGGTAATCCGCATGCCATTCCTTCTAACACCACTAAACCAAAAGTGTCTGTTAGAGAAGGCCAAGCAAACACGTCATGCTTTGGTAGTTCTGCAGCAATTTGTTTAGCGTTCATCTTACCGAGAAAGATAGCTTCTGGATATTTAGATTTGTATTCTTCTAATTGTGGTCCATCGCCAATAAGAGNTTTGCTGATTGACGGATTATTGATAGAAAGAAATGCTTCTAAATTTTTCTCGGCTGATATTCTACCGCAATATACAGCCGAGATATGTTCGGACTTTGGCTTTGGGTAAATTGGATGGAACAGTTTTGTATCAACGCCACGTGACCAAATCTTTAGATGTTTGATACCCAATTCTTTACAGTAATCAACCATACTGGGGGTTGTAACCATAACAGCACTGCTGTCTCTATGGAACCAACGAAAATACTCACCGCTAACTCTTGGTGAAATACCAGTATGTATCTTAACGTATTCCGGATACTTAGTGTGAAAGGAAGTTGTAAAAGACTTCTTGTATTTTTTACAGCTATATCTAGCGGCAAGACCTATGGCTCCTTCTGTTGAGATGTGAATCTTGTCAGCATTCTTTACTTCTTCATCAGCAATACCCATGGGCAAAACTGGCATAAAAATGCCAGTAGATGGTTGTAGTGGTATCGTTAGTTTATAGAGACCAGGATGAATCACCTTCACTACGTGACCTCGTGATTCGAGATGCTTGATCGTTGTCTTCAGCGTAGTGACAACGCCATTGATCTGCGGATCCCAAGCATCAGTAAAAATAGTAATATTCATTATAGTTTCCTTATGATCTCAAATTTACCATTGTAATGTTCAACAATGGCAGTGCAGGATTCCACCCAGTCACCGCAGTTTACGTATTCAATACCATCAATAGTAGATATATTAACAGAATGTATATGACCGCAAATAACCCCATCGACGCATCTCCTTTTGGCTGCATCGGCAACTACCTTTTCGTAGTCTCCAATGAAGTTTACTGCTTCTTTGACATTAGATTTCGCCCAAGCAGATAGAGAGAAACCATTTATGTTAAGAGCATTATAAACCCATTGTAAATAACGGTTTATGTCAATCATTCGATCATACATCCAGCCGCCAATATATGCTAACCATCTTGCGTTTTTAGTGACAAGGTCGAACTGATCGCCATGTATGACTAGATATTTTTTATTATTTTCTCCATGATGTATTACTTCGTTAACCAGTTTAATATTACCCATCTCGGTTCCCGAATATTCACGAAGGAACTCATCATGGTTACCTATGACAAAAATAACTTCAACAGATTTCTTTGACTGTTTTAAAAAGAATTGCACGACTTCGTTATGTTCTTGTGGCCAGTAAACGTTTTTGCGCATCATCCAGCCATCAATGATATCACCAACAAGATAATATCTGTCGGCTTCTGTTTCTTTTAAAAATTCTAATAACAATTTTGCGTTAGAGTGACGGGTTCCAAGGTGCACATCAGATATAAAGATCGAACGATAACTTTTCTTTTTATCTTTTGACACAACTCCTCCTACGTTATAATTCTCATCTTGTCTTTAAGGATGATGTATTCTTTAACAAGAGCAGAACGAACAATATCTTTGGCTTCGAATTCTACTAGATCAAAAGATTTCATAGAGCGAACCACTCTCATGAAGTCGGTTAGACCGCTCTTCTCGTGTTCTCTTGTGAAGTCTGACTGTCTGAAGTCTCCGCAGAATACTACCTTACAGTTGTGACCAATACGAGTAATAACAGAATCCAACTCGTGAAGAGTAGCATTCTGCATCTCATCAACAACGACAATACAATCGTTGAGTGTAATGCCTCTGATAAAAGAAGTAGAGATAAACTCAACTACGTTTCTCTTCTTTAGATACTCGTATGCATCACCTCTACCGAACAACTCGGTACAGATGGCATAGTAAGGCGCTTCATAAACTTTAGTCTTTTCTCTGTCACTACCAGGAAGGAATCCCATATCTCTAGTAGGAACAACAGATCTTACAATAACAACTTTCTTATAGATACATTCTGGATCGCTGAGGATCTGTTTCAAAGAAAGGTATAATGCCATAAAGGATTTACCAGTACCAGCAATACCATGTAGCATTAGATTTTTATCGTCATCAAAAGAATCAAATGCTAATTTCTGATTCTCTGTAAGAGGATGAAAATGTTTTAGATTAAAATTTAATTTCTCTTGGTAATTTTCCTTTGGTTCTTTACCTTGTTGACGAAGAAGTCTTTTTTCTTTGCGAGTTAATCGACGTGTTCTTGTTTCTTCTTCCATTTTTCCTCTACTAGAATGTGTTAATAGTGCTCCTCGAAATACCTTTTTGGTTTCCCTTCTTCATATGTTTAAGCAGATCACGGAAACCCTGATCGGGTTTACCCATGCCTCTGCCAGAATGGATCATAGGAGCGCCATTTACGAGTTGTGTTACATTTGGATTCTCTTCAAGGTAAACTTCAAGTGCACTGATGCTCATGAAGTCCTCATATTCTTCGCCAGTCTCATTATTTAAAAACTTATATGTAGGCATTAGCAAATACTCATTGTTGAGTTATTACAAGTAACCGTATATGGGGTAGTTGGAGGCGATACATTTGGACCATACCAAACAGGTGGCAAATTTATTCTATTTGGATATGGATTTTCTGGAGCAGAACTTGGATTAGGCTTCCAATCTTTAATGATTTCCTTTTGCCAATCAGGACCAAGTCCAGGATATGATGGAGTAACCTTATTAAAGACTGTTGCTAGATGATCTCTAATAGCTTTCCACTGCATATCGTTTGGTGGTGTGCCACTGTTTAATTCTGCAAAACCTTGCAGCCAATAACAAAACTGTAAAGGATCCATTGATTTAGTTTCCTGAATAACTTGTAGCATCTAGAACAGGTTTCTTTACTGAAGTAGAGTCCTTATACTTAGTCTTCATGGGAGTGTTCTTTCCCATGGTTCCAGTAACCATAGGTGCTCCATTGATAAGAAGTTCGACATGAGGATGATCGGCTAACTTCTGTTCCATCTCAGAGATAGAAATTAGCTCTTCCCATTCTTCTTCAGTCTGCGTATTGCGTAGCTTATAGATAGGCATTAGTCAGTTTCCTGATTCCAAATAAACTGGTAATCATCACCAGATTCATAATCTTCCTCGACAAGAGAAGAAATATCTTTTGTCTTTAGCGCACGTTGTTCACGCTTTGCCTTGCGCTTGTTCTCACGTTCACGAGGATCATCATGATACTCGTCACGGTCTGAATAATCATTCTTCTTGAACTTCTTTAATGCTGACTTACTCATTCTGCGATTAATCCTGGTAGTGCTTCTTTAACATGTCCGATTGTAATGCCAGGGAATGGCATCTTCTTGTCCTTGATTGCGACTAGAAGTTTTGCATCGAGAGGATCTACACGTTCAAGCATTTCAATGAACATCATCTCTCGCTTATTCTGGTTGAGGTCTGGATAGAAACCTTCTACGAAGTAACGTAGCTTTTCTGCTTCTCTGTGGAGCACATGCTGCTGATCAACTACTTCGGTTGGCTTATATGGAGGCTCGCCTTCTGGGAGAAGGAACTTAATAGATGGGTCAAACGCAGCTTGAAGAATAATTCTTAGTGCGAATGTATCATTAGCTTTTAGATTGTCTACTTTTTCTTGTGTCTTTTTTAGTTTAGATACACGATGTAAAAATTCATACATGCCGAGAACAGCCATTATTTTCTCCTTAGAACTCACTCAAGTGGTCAGTTAGATTTTTTAGTTTGTTTGCGATAAAGTAATTTAGTAGTTTACTGCGATCACGTCCTTCTTGAGCATTGTATTGTTCCATAACTTTCTCACGAATAGTATCTGGGGTAAAACTGAGATCAATAAGGTTAGCATTACGAGAATAATTTCGGGCAAGAGTAGTATCCATTTCTTCTAGGTCTGTGCCCATAATCTTTTCTAGCTTCTTTGCTGTCAGGGGTCGCTGGCGATCACCCACAACAAAAACATTATCAGGAGAAAGAACATTAGGAATACCATCTCCTGCATCTCCCTTTAGAATATGTTCGTGTAGATATCGTTCTGGATCATCATGTTTAATCCACTTCTTACGGGTGGGGTCATACTGTTCTACGTTGGCATAAACATGCAACTGAATGAAGTCCTTGTCACCAGAAAGAATTAGAATCTTCTCGCCAGTATTTAGTTCTGTACCGAATTTAGAGACAAGAGTTGCGATAATATCGTCAGCCTCTGCGGACTCTACATCAAGAACTCGGTAGGGGAAATACTCTTTTAGCTCTGCACGAATCTTATTCATGCATTCGAAAATGCTCTTCCAATTAAGCTCAGAAGCCTCAATATTCTTTTTACGATTAGCTTTATAGTAAGGGAAGCGCTGCTTACGCCAGTAGTTGGTATTGTCGCAAGCGATAACCATCTCGCCATATTCGTCGCCGAACTTTACCTTATAAGAACGGAGAGAGTTTAAGATCATATGGCGAACCATATTTTCTTCTACTTGAGCATTGGTATGATTACCAAGCTGCATGAGTAGATTGGATAACATAACCTGATTCAAGTCAACAATAATCACAAATCACCTATTCGGTTTCAGTTTCTGTTTCTTCTGGTTCAGTTAGATCTAATTCTAGATAATCCACAATCTTATAAGAACCTTCTTCGGTTAATTTATCTTCGAAGATATTCTCGATGATTGTTTGGAACGGATGGTAGATACCATAATACTTACACATAACTGCTCTTAATGCTTCAACAATAAAAGCGCCATCCCTTACATCCTCGTCTTCATCGTCGGTCATTCCAAAACCTGCGATGTCTAACTGGTTGAAAAGGATTGGCGCCATATTAAGAATTGTCTCTTGAATGTGATAATGTTTCATCATCTCGAGATTGTTATGAATATGTTCTACAGTCTCCGCTGCCATAACAATCTTCTTGTTAGACTTTGGAAAAGATATAACGTTGTTCGAACTATCAGACAAATTATAATACCTTATCTTGACTAAAATGTCAACAGTATTTATTAATTAGTATAGACCATATGAGATCCAGACCCGTAGAACTCGAAGTCATAGATCCTACAATCTTTGTGTTTGGTAGAGATCGCTCCCTCAACCTTTGTTCTACTTTTTTCTGGAACGTAGAAGATAAAGAATCCTCCACCACCAGCACCGAGTAGCTTACCACCAAGAGCGCCTGCATCTATAGCTGTCTGATAGATCTCGTCGAAATAGTCCTGCGTAATTTCTTCACAGACACCCTTCTTATCAATCCAAGACTCGTGTAACAGTCTACCGAAGTCATCGATCTTTCCCTTGTGGATTAAGTTCAATGCTTCGAATGCTTTATCCTTTGATCGTTTAACCTTGTTGAACTTATCTGCATCTAGCATCGCCTTCTGTTGCTTCTGTAGAATGTTATTAGCATTTCTACTTCTGCCAGAATAAACAAGCATTAGATTCTTTTCAAGAGCCATTACATTAGGATTGGTTAGTCTAAGTTCTTCAACTTCTACTTCACCATTCTTACGGAAACGGAATAGATTAAACCCACCCCAAGCTGCAGCGTACTGATCCTGCTTACCAACAGGATAGCCACACCTTTCCATTTCTATCTGACATGCAATGTCGGCAACATATTTACGTGTGCTGTTATCGTATTTTGTGGTAGATAATGCTTTAACAAGACCCACTGTAAAAGCAGAAGAGCTACCAAGGCCAGAACCCTTAGTAACAATATCAGATATTGAAGCAACGGTCATCTCCTTTTTGATGTCATAATACTTCAAAGTCTCACGAGTGATTGCATGCTGCATCTGTTCGATATCATGTTGCTCTTCAACGTCATCATACATACAACGCACTCCCATATGTGGAACCTTATGAGCAAATACGTAAATGAATTTGTTGATGGTGACGGAGAGAGCAGCGCCGTCCTCCTGTTCATAGAAGGACGGCATATCACTTCCTCCACTAAAGAACGATACACGTAGCGGAGTCTTTGTTAGAATCATTTCATTATGCCTTGTAAGTAAACATTTCCTTTGGAAACTTTCTTGATTCCTCGTCGGGATAATGAGCAAGTAGCTTTTCTAGATTTGCTTGCCAACGAGTCTTAACATAATCGATATTGTAACGGCTGTCAACAAAGATTTTGTTAAAGCGAATCATCTTGTCGTGGTTCTTTGTTCTAACAAAATCAATAGCAGCGTTTAGATTACCAGCAAAGGCAGCTGCATGATTATTAATGTTAGTAAGATCACCCTGGAACATTACGTTTAACCCACCGGAAGATTCCGGTAGAGCGCCAAGATTAGGATGAACACAAACCAAACCAGCGGACATAGCTTCGAGCATGGCTCGGCAGGATGTCTCTGTCCAAATAGAGGGGTAAGCGAAGATATGAGACTTGTTAAGGTGC